TCATTGCAATTTTTGAAACGTAGTCAGCCGCATTACCAAGTGATGATGCAGTGTTGTTCAATTCAACATACCCGTAACGAGTCATGAATGATACTACTGGTTCGAATGAACTTGGGTCAACCACAACGCCTGATGACATTAATGGAACGTATGGGCAATAGAACGCAGCCGCGTCAATTTCGCCTTGACCTTTATAACCTAAAAGAACTGTGTCGTCTGTAGCGTATGTGTTTACATAGATACGCATTGAGCCGTTCAAAGTACCTACAAACTTAGTGTTTGTTGGTGCTTCAAAAGTACCTTCAGTAGTTCTAGCAAATGCTGATGTAGTTGCAGACTGTAGCAATGTTAATGCTGTTGGAGAAACTACTGCCCAGTTTGCCGCGCCTCTACGAGTACGTTGTGCAATTAGGTTTGCTTCTCTGTTCATTAATGTTGCAAGTGCCGCATGTTCGTCACCAACAAAAGTTGTAGTGTGACGGGCGCCAATAGCAGTTTGGTCGAAGTCTGTAGCCGCTGATGTAGCCAATGATTTTAGTGAACCTAAAATTTCTTGGTCGATTTCAGCAGTGATTTCCATAGCAAGTGCTGCCATGATTTCTGCTTCAACGTCTAAGCCGTGCATTGAATTAGCATCTTGTGCCGCTTCGAATGTCCAACGTGCTGATAACTTACGTGTCTTCGCTTCAACTGTTTGTTTCAACACTTGAATTGACATTTTGTTACCTGCTTCACCTTCCATAGACGCAGTTGGTGCCGGAGCACTTGAACCGTCGCCAGAGTAGTTGTTAGCAATATCAAATGGTGAAAGTGCTTCAGCACCTGCTGTTGCGCCACCGGCTGATTCTGCATAACGTACTCTTAGTGAGTGAATTTGTCCAACTGGACCAGTCATTGGCTGAACGCCGATGATTTCGTTTGCAATAACAGTTGGCATAACACGTCTAATGATTGGTAAAATAACTTTGTTCAAAGTAGCAATATTACCAGCCTGTGTTGCACCCGCTGCCGCACTTTCTGTAAGTGCTTGTTTTGTGTTTTCTAAAACTGAGGACATTACGTCACGTTTGTTACCTTCTAGACCATCTAAAAGTGTTTCACGTGTAGTATCCCAGTTATTTCCTTCGAAAAGATTTTCCATCTTTCTCTCCTGTTTCTGGTTATTATTTAAGTCCAGCCAATTTCTTTAACTGGATTATATTGGCATCGCTACCCTGTGATGTTGCTTCTGAAGTTACTACTTCTTCAACTCTATCGCCAGTGTGTTCTGTTACTTTGCCTTCATTTAACGATTGTTTTGCCTCTGTTGAGACGTTCTCATTCAAAACTGCAGGCAAGTATTTCTTAAATGCAGATTTTAAATTAGTTGTTTTTACTGTTTCAAGTAAATCAACCATAACTGTACGCTTTTCTTTGCCTAGAGGCGATAAAAGACTTTCCATGACCTTGTTTCGGTCCATTCTGTCTTCTAGCACTTTCTTTGCAGTTTCGGCGCTTGAGATGGCTTCTTCTTTTTCAGTAATTGTTGCTTCTAACTTAGCAATCTCGGAAGCAGATTCTTCTAATTTTTTAGTAATCTTAGCAACTTCAGTACCTTCACTTAGTTGTGAGGTCATAAATTCGCCAGCGAATGTTTCAAAAATCTTACGGCCAAACTCGTTTTCTTTAGCCGCTTGGATGTCCTCTTTAAGAACAGCCAATTCAGAACGTAAAGCAGTATCAATTGTCTTTTCGACCAATTCTGCTGAACGCTTGATAAATGAATTCTTAGTCTTATTAAGAATCTCTTTACCTTCTGCTACCATACGTACTTTAGTTTCCACTAAATCACGCTTATCATCGTGGAATTCCGCAAGTTCACGTGAAAGTTGTTTAACAACGAAATCTTTAGTTCTATCTAAATGTTCGTTAACTTTAGCACGGTCGTCACGTAATTCTTTAACTTCATTTGCTAATTGAGAAGTAATGAATTTTTCAAGGAGAGATGCATGTTCAGAAATTGCTTTCTTATATGCAACACGTTCTGCGATTAGGGCTTCACGGTCAGTTTTGAACTCATCCATTTCAGTTTTGATTGCTGATGAAAGCATGTTATCCATGGCTTCTACAATCACTGATTTGTCATGTTCGAACTTCTGTGCAAACTCTTCACGCAACTCGGCTGTTATCTCCTCTCTTGCTTCATTTATTTGTGCTTCCCAAGCCTCTGATATTTGATGTGAAACTTCTTCACTTAAAACATCAGACTCAAGAAGACCAGCAAGGATTTCATTTGTTGCCATTGTTGGTTCTCCTTCTTTCAATTAAAGTTTAAGTTCTCTAATGAACTTAACTATTTCTTTTGACAAGTACTTCTGTGCAGTCTTGTCCTGTTGAACACCTTGTGCTAGTTGCCAAGTTTGGTAACCGCCACGCATGTTCATTAATCCTTCGTATATTGCTTTTGGATATGCATCCGGGGCACTTGGCTGTGCCACAATATCGACAGTGATAATTTCATAATTGCTAACTTTACCAGCGTGGTCAACTTCACCAGAACCACGAGACGAGACGCCTAAAGTGGCACCTGATTCGATTAGTGTTCTGATAATGTTGCCCATTGGTGTAGGAACAATCTTTAGTTTACCAAATCCATCAGCGCCATCCATCCACATATTTTCAATAATATGTGAAACACGGTCAACGTTGACTGTTAATTCAGGTGGATGGTCGCATTCACCTAACACTGGAAAGCCCTCTTTAATTCTTTTTTGGACTGATTCCACTGCTTTAGATATTTCGCTCACAGGATACATTCTTTGGTTAGCATTCTTAACGTTACCTTGAACGAAAATGCCTTCCATAAACATATTCTTTTCACCTGACTCGTTCTCAACAATACGTGACTTAACGTTTGCTTGATTATGTGTATATTTTTCAATAAGAACTGTCATTGGTTTCTCCTAAAAGAGTTTATTACTTAGGCTTTTTTCGGTGCTGGCGCTTTCTTGTTGCCAACTGTGTTTACATTACCTGTTTTCATATCTTCTGCTGATGCTGAACCGCCAGATGTGTTACCATCGTTTTGTCCAACTGGTGCCGCGTCACTTTCGTCTGCGCCGCCATCTTTAGCAACTGGTGAAGAACCTTCGCCATTGTCGCCTTCTTTAGCAGATGCTGGAATTGTATATTCTTCCAACTTTTCTTCTTCTTCAGATGCATCTTCATCTAAATCTTCTGATGCGGCTTCTTCGATTGCTTCGTCAGTTTCTTCTGTTTCAACAACTTCTTCAACTGATTCTTCCATCTCTGGCTCTTCAATATCTAAATCGATATCGTCCATATCCATTTCTTCGCCTTCATCTTCTGCATCGTCTTCGCCAGCCATAATTTTTTCAAATTCTGCTTCTAGGTCAGATAACGCTGATTCTAAATCTTCAACTCTGTCTTCAATCTCTTCCGCTGGCTCTTCATCACCCATTTCTAGGTCTTCTTCAGCATCATCGTCAGACATATCTTCATCGTCAAACATTTCTTCTGTTTCAATTTCATCAGAATCTTCTTCGATATCATCGTTTAAAGATTCGATTTCTTCTGATTCTTCAATTTCCTCAAGTTCTTCTTCTACAACTGTGTCGCTTTCGTTTAAAGAATCCTCATGGATTTGTCGTGCTTGTTCAACAACGAAGTCATGTAAAAGCGATTCTGCTTTTGCATTCTCTTCATTGATTAACAATTCTAGCACTTGTTCTAGTGTACTTCTGGACATGTTAAGTCTCCTTAATAATCTTTTAATAGCCACTACAATTGCGGCAGGGTTATAGAAACAAGCAATGCGCCAATTTGTTGCAAAGTGAGTTTCATACACAAGTATTTATGGGGATTATGTAAGTATATTGGGAAAATGCTCGGAAATGAGCATTTTTTTCGGTTTTCTCACCGAACTTAAGATATTTAGTAAGTTTTACTAATTTATAAAACCGTACTTAATAATGAAATATAAGTTTTTTATAAGTCTAATGCGCCGCCACCAGCAGGTGCTTCATCAGAAGAACCGCCGTATTGCTTCTGAACTTGTTCATTTTCAGCCGCTTTTTGAAACTTTCTGTACTCTCTTATCTTTCTAAGTTTAGAAAGGTGTACAAGAGTCAGTCGAGTTTTACGTGTATCTTCTAAATCGATAGCGTTAAACTCGTCTTCTTCTGGCGAATAGTTCTCATTTATTTCAATATATTTCATACTAGTATTTATGCATCTTCGTCAGTTTCTGTGTTTTCTTCTCCAGAAATCACAGACGCATCATCAGTTGCATCACCTTCTAAATCATCAAAGTCTTCCATGTCGCCACCACCATCAAAGTCGCCGCCTGCTGGACCCGGAGATGCTCCTACACCTTTAAGTCCATCATCACTGCCTTGAAGTGGGTCAGTAACATCACGTTCTTCTTTCCACATCATTGAGTTTTCTAAGATTTCCTCTTCAGATAATCCTAAGAAACGTTTCATTGCAAATCGCTTACTAATGTAATCTGCACTTTCAATGCTTGTAAATACGTTCATTGCTACTTGGTCTACTTCTGCTTGACGATACTTACCGAAGTTCTGGACAGTGTTGAATGACAAATCAAAAGAACTGCTTTCAATCACAACACCGCGGTGCTTTAAGAACATCTTAAATTCTTTATCTAGTTCTTCAACAATAAGTTGTTGTAGTCTTTCACAATACTTTGTAAATCTGAACTCTTGTATCATCGCAGTACCAGTTCTACCATCGTTAAACGCAGAACCATTTGCATCCATACCACCCAAGTAACTTGGTGGAACACGTAGACCTCTTAGTAGTTTATCATTGAAGAATTTCAAATCATCAATTTCACCTAAGTTCTCACCACCTGGAAGTGTCTCAACTTTAGAACCACGACCTTCAGCCGTTTGAGCAAAGAAGTAATCTTCCATGATTGATAGTGGATTATACGCACTATCAACAACGTTAGCACCACCACCAGTTTTAGATGGGATTCTACGTTGATGAATTTCGTTCTTAATACGCTCTAAGTGTTGACGTGCTTTGTGAGTTGGCATATCACCGACATCGATATAGAATACTCTACGTTCTGGCGCACGTTGTACACGATAGATAATAATAGAGTCTTCTAGTAATTCTTTTTGTTTGTATACTTTAAATACAGGCTCAAGCATACTTGTACCAAACGGCCAGTATTGGTCTATACCTTCACTTAAAGATACATGAATAACATGCTTGGCATCAATTGCTGTAGTTGTTACATCGTTTGCAAACCTTGAACCTTGACCATCCGCACCTGAACCATAACTTTGTTGCATACCAGATGTAGATGTAGGAATACCCATCTTCTGACTGCCAGTTTGTGATAGTTTAACTGTGTCTGCGGTAATATTAAGACTTTGCATATTAATATCTAAATCTTTAATGTAATATGCTTCAATCTTTTTGCCTTTGCCTTCGTTTACGACAACTTTTTCAACCTTTGATGGGTTTACCCAATATAGTTTGTATGTCTGTGGGTCTCTAACGAATAATTGGTCACCGTACTTAACTGTATTTCTAAAAATTCTAAAGATACGTTTGTTCATCTTATTCATTGAACACCATTGACGTAATGACTTTTGAAGAATTTCGTTTTCAGTAAACGATGGGTCATCATTGTATTGAATGTTAAATGGCAATTTAGTAGTTTCACTAAACAATGTAGAGAACTCTGCAATTGTATCTAATGCCGCATTGACTTCTGAATCCATGTCCATTTGGTCATATTGACCATAACGTTGGGCACGATTCGGTTGACCCATATAGACCTCTGGTAACCAACTGCTATATTTAGAACTCGAAGCATTATTTTGTGCTGGTCCTGTTTCTGCCGGGCGTGGAACACCGTCATATGTTTTAAAGTACTTTTTCCAAGTCATAATTTATTCCTAATTTTATCTATATTAACATATTTTGTATACATTGTCAACCTCATCCCTTAATTCTTCAACTGATTGATTAAAGTAGTTAGACTGGCTAATATCTTCTGTTGTGTTTGATTTATACTATTAGCATTTGAGCCCTCTGCCGTTTGAGTAATCATAATGGTTGATAGTGACTGTAATAGTCTTTCATAATCTGCTCTTCTATCTTCGGCAGTTGCATTTTTATCTTTACCAATCTTTTCAATCATATCATTAGTATATTTTTCAAAATCTTGCATTTGAGAATTACTGATTGTACGACCTTGTTTACCTGCTTTTGTGAAGTCTTGGGCAGACCTACCATCATTACTTAGTACATTTGTTCCAAACACACTACCAACTCCGTCGAATACAAATGCTGGAAACTGAAGCATTTTAGTAACAAGTGAGGCTGTTTCTACTACTACTTGTTTTACACCAGTAGTAGCATTACTAAATCCATCAATTAAATTTGCGTTTTCTGTAATTGTATCTCTGGCAGTTTCTGCAAATCTTCTATTTGTTTCTGTTAGATTTTCAACGTTATCAATAAAACCTGGCATAAGGGCATTAAATGCATCTTCATATCCAACTGAGGCTTGACGTTTTGCTTCTCTGTTTCTCATTTCTACTGAGTCTGCTCTATCACCACCAGATATGCCTTGTCCAGCCTCACTTAATGTTTGTTGAAAAGCCGCTAACTGACCAATGAGAGCCATAGTTCCATCAGTAAATGCAACACCTCTGTTTTGAGAAGACGAGAATGTCTCTATCAAATCGTCAATAAATCCAGAACCTTGGCCAGCCATGAATTCTTGGAATGCCGCATCACCTTGTGTTTCTAAAACATTAGCCGCTTGATTAGTGAACTTAATCAATTCTAACCCTGCTTGAGAGCCAGACATTTCTTGGAATTGTTCAGTTTGCATAAACTGATTTGCTCCTGCGCCTAATCTTGTAGTTATTAATTCAGCAAGTGGATTATTCATTCC